ATTTAAAGAAAAGTAATAAAATTAAGGAGTTGCAAAATGGGTAATGTCTACTTGGCGGTGAACGGAGATGATGTTGGTACTAGAATTGGTAACGCAATTGCCAATGATGATCACCAGGATTTAGCGAACGCAAGTTCTACTATTGATCAAGCACACAAAAAGATCGATGAATGGGCAGAGGGAATTGGTGGTAAAAAAATCACTGGCTCTGGAGATGAAGCTATTTATTTAGTTCCAGACGACGCTCTTGCGCAAATGGATTCCATCAGACAAGATTATCAAGAATCGTCTGGTCATGGTTTAACTGTTGGTGTGGGCGCTTCTATGTCACAGGCTTCTAAAGCCCTAATCTATGGCAAAATGAATGGTAAAAATCAAACGATTCACTATGATCCTAATATGGAAGATTATCTTTCAGACGAATCTAGTGATGAAGATCCATCACAAGATATTGACCAAGCTCCAGAAATTCCAGCTGAAGGTGATCTAGAAGATCAAGCTATGGAAGATAACGAATCACAAGCTGAAGAAGTAGCACCAGAAGAAGGTGCTGAGGAAGACAGTATTGTTCCAAAAGCTCCTGCTGAAGAAGGTGCAGAGGCTGAAGCAAATACAAATATTCAAGATAACAAAGCTATGCCAAAAAACAAAGCTATGAATAAACCTGCACCTGCTACACCACCAGCAGCTGACCCTAACGCACAAGATGCTGATTCAGATTCTGATGATTCTGATGAAGCTCCAATTGGAAATGAGGATGATGTGTCCGACGACAACGAAGAAGCTTTAAATAGTCCTGATGATTCTGCACCTGCAAACAAATCTCCTAAACAAAAACACGGAGAAATCGATGGAAAAACTGAAGAAGATTTTGGAACGGCTGACGGTGAGCAACAAGAAGACGAGGCAGATATGGAAGACGCTCCAGACCAAAGCGACGACCTTCCAGATAATGATTCTGAAGATGATTCTTTTGATGGTCATCATGCTCCTCATGAAGGTGAGTTCGAAGACTCCGAAGAAGATTCAGACGATCAAGAATTAAGTTCTGAAGATACAGCTTCTGGCGACGAAGATCCATTAGCAGATATGATTCATGACGATATGTCTGATGATCAAGAAGGTGATGAAATGTCGCCTGAAGGTGATGATTCTGCTGATGATGCTGATCATCAAGAATTGAAACAAGATATTGCAAATGCATTGTTAGCTTTCAAAGACAACAAAATGATGCTAGAGCAAGCACGCGAACAAAATCCTGATCTATATAATGCAACATTAACCATGTTACGTTCTATGATTTCTATGGCTAAAAAATTAGGTTTTGCTCCAGAGCAAGATATGCAACAAGCTGCTGATACTAATCAAATGGCTGAGGCAATGCCTGAAGCTGATGATCAAGGTGAAGACCAGGTAGCTCAACCAGCTAACCAAGATGCACAACCTAATGATGAAAAACCATCTGAAAAAAAGTAAACGGGCAGGCTCCGAAAGACCCTAAGAACCTGCCAGACAAGGGTACGAAACACATTCCCAAGCCGCAACCGCCGCTTGGTGCTGTGCATCACGGTAAATTAAAAGTTATCGATGGTCGTACTGGCTCTGAATCCTGGAGACAAGGAACTACTGGATTTTTGAAAGATTTTGACGGCGATCCAACTGCAACCAACCACAATAAGGCTGGTTTGAAAAACAGACCTCAACATCATCCAAAAATGGGTGGAAAATCTAAGAGTCATAAACCATACATGGGTGATCGACCGACACATCAAGCTGGTCAGTCAAGTCAAGACGATGAGTAATTTAAAGTTTAATGTTGATATTGAAAGACTTTCCAAGCATTTAGACGGTGTTAAAAAAGATGTTCAAGAAGACCTTACCAAGGGTGTAGAAAATCTTGCATCAATGACTCACGCTAAAACTTTGGAACTTGCTACAGAAGAACTTACAAGTCTTTCTAAAATGTATAAGGACAATGTTGAATTCTCAAATCCAGCTCCAAATTTTTGGGTAGTTACTTTAAAAGAACCAGCGATGTGGATTGAAGAAGGTCGCAAATCTGGATTTATGGAAGAGTTACTGAACGGTAAATCTGCCAGACAGGGTAAGAATGGAAAATATGCCATTATACCATTTAAACATAATAAAAATCCAACAGAACAATCTCCCAAAGCTTATGACTTGGCTAAAGAGATTCAGTACGAGTTGAAAAAAAAGGGCGTTGCCTGGAAGAAAATTGAAAAAAATGAAGATGGAAGTCCACGAATCGGAAGATTACATTCGTTTCAATTTAACAATCCAAGAGCAATTGCCCAAAAAGATATTCACAAAAACCCTTTAACTAAGGGCGTTAGTGTTTATCAAACAAAACAAAAAGATGGAAGTGTTCGCAGAGATATTATGACCTTTCGTGTAATAAGCGAAAAACATAAAAATGAAGGTCTGTGGGTACACCCAGGTCGACAAGGCAATAAGATTCTCGATAAGGCTTTTGATTGGGCCATGCAAACTTGGGAAAAAGACATTCTTCCAGCAATTTTTGAGAAGTATAACGGAAAGGATTAACCATGTCAGAATACGATGATATCATTGGTATTTTTCAGGGTGACTTGATTATCAAGACAGCAATTGAGTTATCTTTATAAGATATTGCTAAAAATCCTTGGTTGATAGAGGATGTCTTTGCATCTTTAAATGAAAATCCAATTCTTGCTAAACGCTACGGTATGAAAGAAATTACCAGAGCTAAAGAATTTATTTTAAATACAAACATTCCTGTATATATGCACCATCGTTTAGATAAGATGGAATACCCATGCATTACAATTTCAATCGGTAATTCAAACGAAGATAAAAGCCTTTCTACATTAGGCGATGCATCTATTGCCTTTGAAGATTATTCGCCAAATGAAATTGGCAAGCCAATCAAACCTATAGTTTCTTCATTTACACCAGTCTCTTATGACAAAGATACTGGCATCGTTGAACTTCCAACGGATATTCCTGAATATCGATATGTTGGTAAGGGTATGCTTTTAGCTGATCCTAAAACAGGCAATGCTTTTGAAATTATCGATAAGGCCGGAATCAATGGCGTTCAAATTACAGCAGGCTCTAAACTGCCCAAGGGTAAATTGGTAATTATTCCACAATACCCAACCTACAGAGCCAGAAGAGAAAGAGCTACATCTCAAGAACAATACAACATTGGATGTCATGCTCATGGAGACCCATCTTTACTGATCTTCCTGTTCAGCGTTGTCAAATACTCTTTATTTCGTTATCGCGAAGGTCTGCTAGAATACAATAACTTTCAATTGTCAAATTTATCCTGCACCGACATGATGCGAAACGAAATGATGCAAGAAGAAAATATTTATTCTCGTTGGATTACCCTTTCTGGACAAGTAGAGGAAAGCTGGGTTAAAACCCCAAAACGATTTATTGAGGCTATAGATTTAAACGACCCTGATAGAGATGAGGGTGTGGTATTCAAATCTGGCATTAAAATTTTAAGCAACAAAAACACTCAAACAGAAGAAGATGATGAAGTTTGGGTTACAATCGAACAAAAATAGCAATCTTTAGTGTATGAAAACAGAAAAAGAACAAGAAAATACAGACTTAGAGAAAGCTCTTTATAAGGTAGTCAAAGCTGCTTTAGAAAAGGGTGGACCGAAGGTTGCCCAAGAAGTAATTCGGGATGTTTTGGACAGAAATTACACAGCTCAGGTTGACCCTGATAAAATTCCTCCTGCAACCAAAGAGGGTGTTGTTAACAAGTCTAAGTCTGCGGAATCACAAGAGAAAGGCGTTTCAAAGCTAAAGAAATTTATGCATAAAAAACGCAAAAAATAAATTATTGTATACCATAAAATCCCAAAGAAATCGCAATCTTTAGGGATGTAAGTGAAAAAATATTTGAGGGAAAATATGGCTCAAAAACCTAAAAATGAAGAGAAGTTCTATACAGCCCAAGAAGTGGCAGTTGCTGTCCTTAAAAAGACACACGAAATGCTTAAGGCCGCTCAATTGGCTAAAGCAAACACTTCTCATGAAATCGAACCTGGTGGTGAGCCATCAAATGACGATGCTGAAGCACCTGCTTATTTGGCTGAAGCTGACATCGAAAACTCTGGTGGTCATGAAGATCGTAAGGGTGGAAAAAAACAAGCTAAACCTGCATCAGCTGATAAAGATGGTGACGGTGATGTAGACGGTGCTGACGCTATGGCAGCTGCTGATAAAGACGGCGACGGCGATATTGATGGTGCTGATGCTATGGAAGCTGAAGAAGAGGCTTCTGGACAAGATCTTGATGGTGACAAGGAAGCTGGTGAAGCTCCCGAACACAAAGCAAAGATTGACGCTGCTGCTAAATCAAAACCTTCTGATGATTCAAGTAAAGAAGACAAGATTAAAGCTGCTGTAGGTGGAGATAAAAAACCTCCATTTGCAAAATCAGAAACTGAAAAATGTGGTGAAATGCGACCAAGCCTGAAGAAATTCATGCTACAACGCAAAATGAAAAAAGCTGGTAATTCAGACGAGCAAGCTGCGGCTAAATTAGCCGACGCTCCACCGGTAGAAACACCGGCACAGCAAGTCAAGAAAGACCCAAAACTTGAGATGGAAAAAAACAAATCGGTGGAAAAACTAATGGGAATCGCACCGAAGGCTGGTAAATAATGGCTAAAAAACAAGAAACCCAAGAATTGTCGCCTGCTGAAGTGCGACGAGCTAATCACGAAGCAAAGATGCAGGCCAAAAAACTTGTAGATGCTTCGAGAGAAGAATTTAGGACTTACTTTGTTGAATTAAAAAGAAAGTTAAACCTTGCGCCTGAAATTGAAGATGTAATGTGGTTACATTTGAAAGCAATAGGTATGAACCAAAAAGAAAAATTCAACGAAGGCGTAAAACACTTCGGATATAAGATTTAAGGCAAGGAGAGTTAAAAAATGGCACAAAGACTAACTACCGATACAGTAAACACTAACAGACCTGGTTCGTATTTTGACGTTAATGTCAAATCCACACCAGTAGGTGTTGCTAGTTCTGGAAACATCGTAATCATGGGCGAGGCTTCTGGTGGAGCTGCTTCTAAAGGTATCGATTCAGCAAATGGTGATTTACTGAAAGATAACTTCTATACACCAGATCAATTGCAAGAAGTGCAAAAGAAATATATCAGCGGTCCAATCGTTGATGCTTTCCGAGCATTAGCTTCTCCTTCTTCTGATGCAAACATCAGTGGAGCTGCTAACAGAATTTATATTTCTAAAACCAACATTAGCGGTAAAGCACAGGCTATTATCCCTACCAACTACGGTACTTTAAAAGACAAGAACTGGGGTTTAGATGGAAACAAATACTCTTATCAAGTATTTCAATCTATTTCCGAGGTTGCTCCTAGTATTACAGGTTCTGTAATCTCTGCTTTCGGTGCTGCTTTAAATGGTTTAAACTTTGCCATCCGTTTAAACGGTGGAGCTTCTGCTTCTGTAACATTGAGCAACACTCCTGCTGACCATGCTGACCTTGCTACTTTGATTGTAGAATTAAATGCCTTATTACCTGCTGGTATCGAAGCTTCTGCTGGAACTGCAACTGATACATTAAAATTTACAATGGATGCTGATGCAAATGCTAACTTAAAAGGTTGGGGTAAAGCTTTTGAGCTTATCGACTCTACACCTGGTGATTTAGATGCTATTGGCCATGATCCAGGATTAAATGTTTCTGCCCAAGAACCTGAAGTTGAACTTGACATTAATAGACAAGACAACAACACCAATGAGGCTTTCCTTGTTGCTGCTGAAATCGCTCTATTAATTGGATACGAAGGAACTACTGCAACTGTAACTATCTCTGATAGTACATTGTCTACTACCGTAACTGGTGGTTCTGGTGCAAACTTATCAATCAGCTTAAATCAATATTTGACATTATCTGATCTAGCTGCGTATATCAATTCACAAACAGGATACACTTGCTCTGTTGTTGCTGCTTCTACACAAACATCACCAGTTGCATTGGACAACATGTCGGCTCAGCCAATCTGTTCAACAGCTGCTGATTTGACTCCAGGTCGAATCAAAAAAGCTGCTGCAAATTTTGCAAAAGCTGCTGGTCAATCTGCTGCACTTAGCTATTCCGCTACTGCAACAGCTGGATTGCCACTTCCAATGGCTTCAAAGGTATTTTTATCTGGTGGTTCTAAAGGAAGTACTTCAGCTGCAAATATCGTATCTGCGGTTACAGAAATGGAAAGCATTGATGTAAATTTTGTTGTTCCTTTATTTAGTCGAGATGCTTCTGAAGATATCGCCGAAGGATTATCAGAATCTGGTTCTACATATACTATCGATGCTGTAAATGCATTGGTTAAGAGTCACGTACTTAAAATGTCAACTTCTAAGATCAAAAAGCACAGATCTGCTTTCTTATCTTTCTGGGGTTCTTATGCTGACGCTAAGTCTCGCGCTCAATCATTAGCAAATGCTCGTGTTTCATTGGCTATGCAAAAAACTAGTCAAGCAAATTCACAAGGTGTGGTCGTAAACCAATTGCCTTGGCACACTGCAGCTATCGCTGCTGGAATGCAAGCTGCTGGATTCTATAAATCTATCACTAATAAGTTTGCAAATGTAATTGCTTACACAGACCCTTCTGGTTTTGATTCAGGCTCTCCTGGTCAAATCGAAGAAGCTTTGGATGCTGGATTGCTTTTCATGGAAAAAGCAGTTGTTGGTGTTAAATGGGTTAGTGATCAAACTACTTATGGTATTGATACAAACTTCGTTTACAACTCAATCCAAGCTATGTATGCTGCTGATTTAGTTGCTCTTGATTTAGCTGCAAGTTTTCAAGTTGCTTTCGTTGGTCAATCTTTGGCTGATGTAGATGCTTCTACTGCAGTTGCTTTCTTGGCTTCTAAAATGGACCAATACAAAAAACAAAAATTGATTGCTGCTTCTGACGATGCTCCTTTGGGTTTCAAAAACGCTAAAGTTAAGATTTCAGGTCCAATCATGGAAGTTAAAGTTGAAATCAAGCTTGCTACTGCAATCTTGTTCATCCCAATTAACATTGACATCAGCCAAGTTCAAAGTGCTGCGTAATAGATAGGAGATTTAAAACATGGCAAAAGCAAAAGTTTTTACAGGTGCGAGAGCTAAAGTATACGTTGATAACGTATTGGTTGGTATCTTTGACAGCTGTTCATACGCGGTAAACATCGGAGCTGAAGCAATCCACATTCTGGGTCGCTACAGTCCTGCTGAAATTACACAAACATCTTACGAAGCTGTAACAGTTAACTGTTCCGGCTTCCGAATTATCGGCAATCGTGGAGACGTTTTCCCCAACGGGCCTAAGTTACTAAAT